AACCTCAAAATACGTAAGCAATTTTTTATTGTCAACTAATTTTAAAATAACTCGTTCAAATTCGTTGTGTTTGCCTTCAGCTAGTAACTTTTTAATTTCTATTTCAGACCCGTAATATGTTTTCCAATCTGATTCTTTAGTTACTATTTTGGTAGTAGGTTTTCTACCTGGACCGGTTTGTATAGCTATTTCTTTTTTTCCTAGTTTTGTTTTTTTATTATGGTAAAGTACTTTTTTACCAATATAGGATTTATTTGTAGGGGTATGCGTTACAATGTAAACAAAACCGTATGTGTTTTCGGGAAATTGAGAAATATCCTCAATTGTACTGCCTTTATATAACCAACTCATAATTAATTTTCTCGTCGTTCTTCGGGTTTGTAATATTTTATTCTATCGTGCCAAATAGGAGAAGCTAATAATACCGCAGGATTAAGATTATTTTTTATTGTTTCTTGATATACATGAGACATCCAGGTTTGTTCAAAAGGATGCGCCCATTTTGTATCTATAAACATTTTTTTATTACCTGCTTTAGACACAATCATAGGCCAGTTAGCATAGTATATTTCTCCATCAACATAAGATACACTATCTAAAACATTAATATTTTTGAATTTAGTTCGTGGTGCATTAGGATCTAAACCAGTTACAGGAAGTTTATCATAATGGGGCCAATCACGGGTTCTGATATCTTGAGGAACATTATACCAACTTACCTGAATATTATTATCCATATAAACTTCAGTGTATGACAGTTTTAGAAAATCAAAGTTTTCTTTTAACATAATTTTGTGAACTATGTTGTATAAATTAGGTATGTATTTTCTAAACCCATTTCTGCAAAATTGTCCTGAATATTCTGGGGGGTTGGCTGTCATATCATCCTCAAAGAAAAACATAAAGTCAGCATCAGAATTATCAAAGTGTTCGGCAGCATATTGTCTTCCTCCACAGATACCAGTATTTCCCCCTAAATGAATATATTCAAATCTATATTCAGCTGCTATTTTTTCATTTTGAGATTTTGCTTCTTCATCGGTAGAATTATCTAGTAGTACTAAATGGGGTTTTTCTAACCATTCTGGAGTTTTCTTCATAGATTCTATAGTATGAAGAAGTTGTTCTGGAAAGTTAAATGTTAGAATATATAAATTAGTTTTGTATTTAGATAAATCTTTATCTGTAATTCTAAGGGGAGCAATTGGGGAAGTAGTAGATAGTGGCTCTAATGTTATATTATCTTTTATAAGATTTTCTGTAAATTTAACAATTAAACCATTATCATCTAACATATATCTTCTATATAAATGTGGCTCTATATAGGACATTAAAGTAAAAATACTTTCTTCTGTACCCATATAACCTTGATTTAAACTATTTTGCAATAAAGCATAATACATAGAATTAGCATCATGAATTTGATCTTTATGCCCACCAAATAAACCTCCTCTACAAACATATTTTACTTTTGAACCTGCTATTTGGTTCATAGCTTGGAAATCAAATCCATGAATTTCTCCTGCAGATTCATAAGGATAACTTATAAATAAGAATGGATTAGAGTAGGGAATAATTTTATCTAAACATTTATCATTAACCAAATGCCCCGCAGGTACTGTATTGGTTATACCTGCATCCAACCAAAAAAAGTAATCGGTGTTAAAAGGATTCCATATACTAGCATCATTTAACATAAACATTTTTGATTGTACTATGGGGTTATACCATTCAAGAGTAGCTTGTGGGCTTGATTTTAACCAACCTCCTTCTCCTGTTATATTTAACCATTTATCACTAGTTCTTATTTCTTGTGTTTTATCCCAAAATGGGGAATATATTTGTTTTATATCTTCTAACTCGTATAATTTAACATAAGTATTATTTTTAGTTCTTTTTTCCCAAATAAGATATTCATATTCTTTAGGAATATAAATAAACATGTTAATAGGTATTTCTAAAAATTTTTTAAAGTTTTCAATATAATGACTAAAATCTCTTCCGGATCTTCCTATATTCCATAAACCTGTAACTATAGTTAAGTCTTTATTTGCAACCGGGATTGAGGTGATTTTTTTTATAACAATATGATTACCTCTATTTTCAACTTCATATTTATTAGTTAATTCATTAAATTCATCAAGATATTCTATTAATAATTCTTCATTACCCGGATATCCACCTAAATCTTCAATTACATAAATACCATTTTCTTTTACTTTAGGAAGTAAATTTCTTAAAGTTTGTATTTGGTATTTTGGATCATGATTTCCATCATCTATAATAATGTCAAATTCTAATTCATTTAAATAGTAGTCACAATAATCTTTTACAGCAGAATCAAATAAAAATGTTTTAATCCTATCCTCATTAAACATGCAATCTTTAGCTATGTCAATTCCATAAACATCAGCATTTGGGAAAAAATCTTTCCACACTCTTAAAGAACCTCCTTGTTTGTAATGGTTATGCAATAAAACATTACCAGCAAATGTGCTAGGAATAGTTGGATCTAAGGTACCTAATCCTATTTCTAGTACACTAGTTACTTTATCTTTAATTGGGGTAAATAAATTATTATAAGTAGATGTGTAACCACTTAACGTTTTATCAGTCCCATATTTTTCTACTAATTCAAACAAATCCATTTTTAATATTTTTTAAAGTAATAATTTTCAATTATTAAACAATCCAATTCTGTTTTTTCAAGTATTGTGAAAGCATCTTTAACAGTTGATAAAATAGGTTTCCCATCAACATTAAATGAAGTATTTAATAACACTCCAACACCTGTTTTTTTTTCAAATTTAGTTAACAAATCATATAACCATTTATTTTGTTTTCTAGTCACTGTTTGTACTCTAGCGGTTCCATCCACATGGGTTATAGAGGTTAATTTTTCTCTCCATTCTTCTCTTACTTTAGGACAAAAACTCATCCATCTTGATTCTTTATCCCATTCAAAGTATTTATTAACATCTTCTAATCTAACTACAGGGGCAAATGGTCTGTACCATTCTCTATGTTTTACTTTAGCATTTAAAATATCTTTCATTTCCGGGAGGGAAGGATTACATATTATACTTCTATTGCCTAGTGCCCTAGGCCCATGTTCTGATCTGTCCCTAGCTATGCCTATAATTTTCCCTTCTATTAAATCTTTAACTAAAGTATTTTGATTTAAGATATGGGGTGTAAATCTAAGGTCAGTATTTTGGGTATAATAAAGTAAATTATCTAAATCTATTAATGTTGTACCTGAGTATGTACTGTCAAATGGTTTTTTGGGTTTTAATTGATTTAGCATCATACCTAAAGCTATACCACAATCATTAGGATCAGGACCAACAAATACTTCTCTATTAAATTCATTTACTAAACGAGTATTTAGTAAAATATTTAACCCACATCCCCCAGTTATACCAATTGGAATATTAGAGTATTGATTCATATAGGGTAAAGCTATCTCTAAAAAACAATCTTCAAACGCTCTTTGAGTTGTAGCTGCTATATCCCAAGCTATTTGTCCCTCTACCCTTTCGTTTATGTCAAATTTAATACCTATCTTTTCACCCAATTCATCAACATGATTTTGAAAGTCTAATCCATTAAGATTACTTTTGTAAAAATCTATAAAAGCTGGTAGCCATTCTTCTTTAACTGTACCATAAGAAGCTAACCCCATCATTTTACCTGGATATACTAAATTACCTGAGCTTAGATCTTCAAATTTAATGTCTTTAAGATAATGTCCTAGCACCATGTAAGGAAAACCTAAGTCATAATAAATGTGAGGATGATTTATTACAGGATTAGATACACATTCTAATAATTTAGGTGATTCACCTCTATTACAATAATATATGTTAAATTTACCATCATTTCCTCCCCCGTCAAAAGAAAATACTAACATTTCTTTATGAGGAGATTGATAAAAACATCCAGCAGCATGAGCTTCATGATGAAGACCATGTATATATTTTTTTGCTGGGATAAATTGTTCTAAATCATGTTTTTCATAGATAATAACATCTGTATTTAGATAGTAACAATTATCAAATTCTTTTATATTTAATTTTTCACATATATATTTTGGAATATATTCGGCATAAAATAATAGATTTTCTACTTTAGGGCATTTGTATTGTGCCATTCCACTATTTTTATAATTCAAAAATCTTTCAACTTCTAATACTAAAAGTATTTCACCATTTTCTTCTACAACATATGCTGCATTATGAGACCCATAAAAAGATATATTAGCCATATTAATTTAAATTTTTAAGGAAAAAATGAGAAAAAGATATTTGGTTAGAATTAAAAATGTTGTTCCAATCTTCATGGTAAAAAGTATCAAAATGCCAATTTTTAAACCAATCACGATTAGTAGAATTTATATAGGCCATTACTTCTTGTTCAGTACATATTTCATTTACTTCCAAAATTTTATCTATAACTTCTTTAGATTTGGCAATATAATCTATCATTAAATTAGAATTACCCCCAAAAAATCCAGCTATGGGGTATATACCATCATAGGAAACATCTAAGTTTAATTTATGGTTAAATTCACTTAAATTATCATCACTTGTAGATCTATATAAATTAATTATTTTATCCCCCGCATAATTGTTTATTTTATCTAAAATATTTGGGGTAAATGCTTTATCATAATGGTAAACTTTGTGCTCATTAGCCATATAAGCATCACCATAAAATGTAGCAAACTCTGGCTCTGTGCCATATTTGTTAGCAAATGATGGAAATAATCCACTATGAGATAATCCGGCATCAATCCAATAAAGATTAGTATTGGGTTCATATTCCATTTCTAGAAACAAATATTTCATCCAATATATAGCTGTAGGACGGGTATAAAATCCAACCATAGAAGGATTATTATAACGATCAGCTTTATCTGTTCTTATTTTATAAACTTGATCCTGATAAGGATTATCCTTTATATTGTATATTTTAATAGTTAAGTTTTCAAGATTAAATTTTTCTTTAATTTCATTTAACTGATTAAAGCCTTTATCTTCGGGATCTGTATAGCATACTATTTCTCCCATATTACTTATAGTAGCTAGGGAATATTTATACCATCTGTCTCTATTTAATTGACCCCAAAAAGGAGGTCCGTCATGTAATCCATAATAGGATGTTACTAGTTTAGTCTTCATAATATAGTTTCGTGTCTTTCAGCCCATCCTCTTTCAGGACTATGTGCCCAATAAACAACTTTAGCAGGTTTTTTATCAGTTAAAAATATTTTTTCGTAATGTATTGGTATGTTTTGTTCTAAAAATCTAGTTAATCGGTTATCACTTATAAATTCACTTTCAATAGATATACCATTTTCATCATCAAAAGCAACTAGTACAAAGTCATAGTCTTTTTCTGGTAGATACCAGGTTTGAACATCAACTAGATGATAAAAAGAGTGCATAAAACTATCTTCCCATTCTTGATTATTTTCAATTAATGGATTAGGTGGAAATTTATTTTCTTGGGTCCATTTTTGAAATGATTTCTTTTTAAAGTGAATGCCCGCATATTTCTCGTAGTCTCTTAAAGTACGTACTGTGCCCAAATCATATCCTGTTAAGTCAAATCCGTTGTCTTCTACACGTAATAATTGACGTATTTTGGAGCGTCCAATATCCTGTTGTTTCCACCACATATCATCTCCTCTTTTGGATTGATCATCCCATACTAATTTGCCACTTCGTTCCTCTCTCATAGTAGCATGCCAGATTATTAATCTGTGGGGGTGAAATAAATCATACCCATGAGTATAGCTACGAACAGATAAATTTAATTCTTCACCTGAAAAGTAGATGTCAGGATCATGTTTTACATCTTTAGCCCATTGGTTAGGACCAAAACAAAAATGACCTGATATAAATCTTGCGGGTACAGGTTTGGTTAAATTTCTCCAATCTGTTGAAAATCCTGTAGGTCTAATAAAGATAGTGCCATGAGGATAGAAAGCAGCAGCTTCACTAAACCATGGTTCTTGTACTCGATCTGCAGGATCATTGAATGGGTTGTAATAAGGTAAATAACCACAAATTAATGGGTTATGTCCTTCATTTTTTAATTCATCATACCACCCTATTAAAGTGCTATCCCAATTTTTGGTAAAT